TACTTACACTAACTCCTGCTTCGGTGAGAGTAGTTTTTAATGCAGGAACTACTTTATTAATCATAAACTCGTATAAGTTTGTTTTAGCTTTAACTGTAACTAATGGAGGCGTCCACCCATGGAGTACCACTTGCAGAGCACGATAGTCACCAGCACCACTAATAATATAACTTCCACGTTCAACTGCCTTTACCATATCTGAATGTGTATAAACTTTACCACTTGCAACAACTCGGCTATCAGAAACAATGATACAGCCGTGTTCTAGTTGCACACCAACGATTGTTGTCATTGTCCCCTCCTAGTTTATAAACGTCGCGTTGAACGCACGCTTGCTGTTGGTGTTCCGCCACCTGTAATGCCTGACAACAGGCTCATAATATCTGGTGGAGCGGAAGCAATCTCAGGGTTAGCGCCTCCTGCTGAAGCACCAGCGGGAACAGGGGACGGTTGCTCAACCGCTTGTTGGGCCCCAGCAGGAGGAACTGGTTGCGGCTGCGGCGTAAAGACTTCTTCAATGACGTCCTCTAGTGCCTGTCCCTTTTGGCGTGCCTTAATGACAGCCGCAATCTGTCGCACAACTTCAGAAGCGTCCTGGCCTTGCATAGCCATCTGCGGTATCGCTTGAGAGAGTGCAGTAATAGAACCGAGTAATGACTGACGCATATTCTCGATTTCAATTTTTTCTAATTCTTGGGTTACGTTAACTGTAAATGGAAGTTCACGCATTGCCATATCCTTGGAGATAAGCCCACCACCAAGTGCTTGAAGCATAAAGATAAGTCCCTGTGCTGGATTAAGACCAGCAAGCATGCCATAGCGGACATCAGCAGAGTAATCGTTTTTGATGTCCTTAGTTGGCTTGTAGGTAATTTCATATGGTGAACCTGAGTCAACACCACGAATTGTCTTTTCTTCTGGGAAAATTGTTTCATCAACTTCAAAGCAAACACTAATTACATCACGAAGACTTGCAGCAAAGATTGCTTGTGCAGATTTAACCTGTGTATCAAAGGCTCCCATAAGAGCCTGAACACCTTGACCAGTAACAACTGATTGGCTAATGTTTCCTGTACGTGATTCAGGATAGCGTGCGCCAACGCGCAATTCTTGGTTGAGCAAGTTTTGTTCAGTAAATGCACCTGCTGGAATATTAAGCTCTACGCGGCGTACGCCTGCTGGATTAGCTGTACGAATAACAGCGTCGCCACCAAGTTGTAGTTCTTGCACATCCTGTGGAAGTACGATAGGTGCCTGTACAGATTTTTCTGCTGCTTCCATTGCAAGTAATGCAAATCGGTTACGAAGTAACTGGATACCAAGTACGTCGTCAAACTGTCCACGGAGTTCGCCATCAATAGAAGGTTTACGTGCGACAACAACCATCATCTTACCAAGCGGATTAACAGCTTCAGAAAGAACTAGGTTGTTTTTACGCGGTACATAGATTATAGATTGGTCTTTGTCGTAATAACGAATCATTTCAATTTGTGTATTAAGGTCTTGTCTATAACCATCTGGTCCAAGTAATTCTCTATCATACTCTGGGAACTGAGATACCAGTTCACCAAGTGTCATAGAGTATCGTTTAGCAAATGCCACACAGCGTCCATAGCGGTCAAATTCTGGGTAAGCCCCAATTGGATTTTCTATGCGAATACGTGGCAGTTTTGCTTCATCGTCTAGTTCAATAATGAACGGGACGAAACCATATGTGATATACCAATCAGCACCTGAGTACATCTGTACTGCTAGGTCTGAGTTTTGGAAATAGTTAGAGGCAATACGAGTGCGCTTATCAGCAAAACTACGTGCCCTATCAGATACCTGATTGGCTGCAGAACAGTTAACCGCTGGAAGCGGAGCCATAACTTCAGATAAGTCACGAGCAACAATGTCAATAAAATTTGCTACTACGTTTGCATCAACGCCCTCTGGAAAGAAGTTAGGATATACCTGAGCAATCTTTCCTTTACGGACGGCAAGTACGTCAAGGTTACGCGCATCACGTTCGTGATTACGATAACGCAGAGAGTCAACCCGTGCCGTAACCTGCTCTATTGTTAATGCCATTATTTACCCTTAATTCTACTTTTGTATAATTGAGACTCTGTCGCACGTTTGCGTGCCTCGTCAGCATTCTTTGCAGCTGAAGTTCCTTTAGCTGGCATCTTTAATGCTTCTTTTGCTTTAGCAATGCCTTCTGCATTAATCTGTGATTGGCTCTTTGTTGGAGCGCTTATAATTGGAGGGGCAGAGCCTTCCTTATAAATTTTTTCTACAGTCTTGGCGGTCTTAATACCAGAGGCAGTTCTTGTTGCTACTTGTGCAGCGCGGGCTAATCTCGCCGCGGCTACTATTGCTGCAATTGGTAGTGCCATTATTGTCCTTATCCAAAGTTTTCTTGCCACTGCTCTGCAAACATCTCATCGAGGTTTACTGCAAGGCGTTGATTCATTTGAGCACGAGTTGCCCACCGATTGTTTTGGTACTGACCTATCTTGGTACCTTGTTGCATCATCTCACGTATACGGATAATGGCAAACCATAAAGCCATAACGCAGTCAGTGGGGTTCTTGGTATCTGGCTTCCAAGTAATGAGTTGCTGTACAAGAGACTTAAGTCCCTCAGAACCTTCATTACTTGGTAGTTCGATTAAACCATTGTCTTGGTAACGACCATCATGTATAGTACCAAAAAGGCTAGACATAGATGCTACACCAAAAGATGTGTCCCACTTATTCTTACCAGTAAAGTGTGAGTTTAACTGGCAGCCGTAGGTAGCCAGATAGTTACGCAGGTCAGTGTCCATAGCGTAGTACTTCTGATGTGCGTTGATTTCTACACGAAACTCTTGAGGGTTGTACTTCTCGACCCACTCACGAATTAGAGCGTTCTCTTTTTGAGGAGTAGGGTCTGCCATGTTGACACAGTCAAGTACATAGATTGCACCGTCATCTCGATTAAGACTTACGGCTACAAATGCTGAACGTCCAGATACGGCAGGGTCAAAACCAATTACTGTGTAGGTTGAGCCTGCTTTGGGTGGGTGTCCTGGAGTACCAGGTTTAAGCGGTCCACGCTTTCGCATACCGTTAACACATCCTGCAACTGCTGCTGGCGCGAATATGGAATCGGACTGGACGTCTTCTTGTTGGTAGACCATAGCCCAGACAGATGCCGCAACTTCAGAGCGGCGCGTAAAGAGCGAGGGTCCGTCCCACTTAGGATATAAACCAGTTTCATCAGGCTCGTCAATCTCGTTTTCCTGCATTGTGGTTTTAGGCCACAGCGTCTTCCAACTTTCAGGCTTCTCGTCAAACTGAAGTACGGCAGGCATTGCAAAATAAGTAAAGGGTGATTTGCCACCAGACCACTGTTGAGGGTCACGGAGCATCTTGTATAGGTCAATTGGTGCAACTCGAGTGCCAACGATAATTAATTTACCATGTCGCCCAAGGCGGGTAATAACTTCTTTTTGAATCCACTCGAGCTGCTTTTCCCACTCGTGAGCGTTAGAGCCCATGACAGCATCGTCGATTATAATTAGGTCAGCGCGAGCACCGTAAATCTGAGAGCCCATTCCTAGGGCTTGGACCGTAGGGTCCTTCTCACCAGAATCGCGTCCTGTACCCAGGTAAATCATATCGGCAGACCATTGTGTTGAGTCTGCCTTATATCCTCCGTTAGGCCCAAAGGCTACTTGAAGTTTCGTAAAGGCTGGGTGGGAAAGTCTTGTTTTAATTGCGCCAAGGAATTTGCGAGCCATACCCTGAGTCTTAGATACGATAATGACCCGCGCATTGGGGTTGGTAACAATCTTATAAAGGACATAGTTAATCGTAATAACTGTACTCTTAGCATGCTCAGGCGGTACGTTAATAAGAACACGGTTGGCAGCTCCTGGCTCGTAGGTCATGGCTGGGTCTAACCAGCGCGGCTCACGGCCCTCAATCAGGTCTATCCAGTCAAAGTGATGGTCAAAGAGTTTAGTGTCTAGGAACTGCTCAGAGAAGTCAGGAAAGGAAATATCCCCTAGTTCCTTCAGGTCAGTCTTAACACCCTTACCCTCGAGGCGAGCAGCCTCGGCACGGGATTTGAACTCAGGGTCTGTTGCTGACCATTGGCGAAATGCCACATCTGAGCGGCCTACAGAGGCCATAGCCTGGGTAATTGTGCTACCTTGGCTCAGTTGCTGCAAGGCCTTTTCTTGCGCCTCGCGCTTAGGGATATTCTGAATCCCAGGTTTTCTACCCATCAGCTTGTCCCCTATTTACAGTCATTTAACGCTAGCCGATTAACGGCAGAACTTCCCCATATTATAATATATTATATAATATATAAGAGTCGCGGAGTCTTAACGGAGCGACTCCGAATATGTATTTCTA